GACGTTGTAATTTCTACATGGCAATCTATCTACAAGTTGCCAAAGAAATATTTTGAACAGTTTGGTTGTGTGATTGGTGATGAAGCGCATATGTTTAAGGCCAAGTCACTTACTGGCATCATGACTAAGTTACACCAATGTAGGTACAGGTTCGGTCTTACAGGGACGCTGGACGGTACTCAGACGCATCAGCTTGTACTAGAGGGACTATTTGGTCCAGTTGAAAAAGTAACCACCACAAAGCAGTTAATTGACAATAAATCTCTTGCTGACCTTAAAATTAAATGTATTGTTTTAAAACATAAGAATATACGAGAGAGAATGACTTATGCAGAGGAACTACAATTCTTAGGCGAACATGAACGTAGAAATGAATTTATTGCTGGGTTGTTGATGCATCTCCCCGGTAATACATTATGTTTATATCAACTAGTTGAGAAACACGGTAAGCCACTTCATGAAGCAGTCAAAAAATCACAAGAAGAAGGGTTTTTTGATGATAAATTGCGAAAGGTATTTTTTATCTATGGTAAAACCAGTACCACAGAAAGAGAAGATATACGATCAATTGTTGAGGGAGAAACAAACTCTATCACCATTGCGTCATATGGCACCTTCAGTACTGGTATTAATATTCGTAATATCCATAACATCGTGCTCGCAAGCCCGTCTAAGTCTAGAATTAGAGTGCTCCAAAGTATCGGTAGAGGATTGCGTCAGGGGGAGAATAAAGATTCTGTTTTGATATTTGATATTGCAGATGATATGACTTTTAGAAATCAGAGCAATTTTACACTTAATCACTTTCAAGAACGCATCCAGATTTATAACACAGAACAATTCAATTATGAAATTAGTAGAGTCAACTTAATATGATTATCATAAATAACTATATGGAGGATGACTACGATGAACACAGACACATATAAAATCTTAAAACTTATTAGTGGTGAGAATATTATTTGTGAGCTTTCGGAAGAAAACGGTAAATATGAAATTTCAAAGCCATTACTAATGAATGTTCAACAAAAAGAGACTAGAACAGGTATGACAGAATCTCTAGAGCTCTCAAGATGGGTCCAACCCTTTACGGAACAAAAAATTTTCGCAATTGATCCTATACATGTTATTATTATGTTACAAGCTTCTCCCGGTTTGAGTATCTTCTATGAGAATGTGATATATAAACTAGAAGACCGTGAGGAAATTTCTATAATAGATAATTATACGGATGATGATATATATGATGAACTATTAGATGAATTAGAAACAGACAACAAATCAATTCATTAATGAAGTTCTAATGTATTTCTATAACCAAGGGACAAGCTTAATGTAACACTATTTTATGGTATAGTCAAGGGTCTTTTAAATTATATTGATCCTTGACTTTATCTCACTAATGCAGTATACTATGTAAAGATTAAGGAGAGTACCCATGGCGAAATCAAAAAGTGAACACTACGTTGACAACAAGGCGTTTTTACAGTCAATGATCGAGTGGAAAGAAATCTGTAACAATGCCAAGGAAGCTGGTGAAAGTATTCCACCTGTTACAGATTATATAGGTGAGTGTTTTCTAAAAATTGCACAACATCTATCATATAAACCTAATTTTATTAATTACACATATAAGGATGATATGATTTCTGACGGTATTGAAAACTGTTTGCAATATTGTTCTAATTTTAATCCAGAAAAGTCATCGAATCCTTTCGCATATTTTACACAAATAATTTACTACGCATTCATTCGAAGAATTCAAAAAGAAAAGAAGCAAACCCACATTAAGAACAAAATTATATCAGGTTCTAATTACCAATCATATGAAGTAATGTCGGGTGATTCAACTAGCTATAGTATTGATAATTCCTTTGCACTAGAAAATCTTCCAATGGAAGATGTATATAAACCCAAGACGGTAGAAAAAAAAAGTAAAAAAGGACTAGAGAATTTTATGGATGATGATATTGAAAATGTTGATGTGATCGGTGAAGATCGTTGAAGATTGCCATAATTACCGATAGTCATTTTGGGGCTAGAAATGATAACCAAAACATCAATGATTATTTCTACAAATTCTATGACGATGTATTTTTTCCCACTCTAATTGAGAAAGGAATTACTGCCTGTGTTCATATGGGTGATGTTACAGATCGTAGAAAGTTCATTAGCTTTAAAACTGCCAGTGATTTTAGAAAGAAATTCATTAACCGATTTTCTGAGCTTGGAATTGATCTTCACCTTATCATTGGTAATCATGACACCTTTTACAAAAATACCAACGAAGTCAACTCAATGGAAGAGCTGGTAGGTTCTGACAGGTGTAACATTTACACTGGTCCAGAGGTTGTGGAATTTGATGGTATACCAATTCAGTTTATGCCGTGGATTAATGCTGGTAATTATGAACTTGCAATGACAGCATTGAAGACTTCGCCCGCACAAATTCTGATGGGACACTTAGAGGTAAATGGTTTTGAGATGCACAAAGGTCATATGGCAGAAGGTTCCTTTGATAAAGAATTGTTTCGTAGGTTTGACTTATGCTTTAGTGGACACTTTCATCATAAATCCGATGATGGGCAGATATATTATCTGGGAACTCCGTATGAGATTACTTGGAGTGACCACGATGATCCGAAAGGTTTTCACATCTTTAATACAGAGAATCGGGAACTAGAACGTATTATTAATCCCCATACAATTTTTGAGAAGATTTTCTATGACGATACTGTTAAAGACTATGCCAAAGAGAATGTATCCAGATATAAAGAGAAGTATGTAAAATTGATTGTAGTCAACAAGAAAGACCTTTATCAGTTCGACAAGTTCACAGATAGGTTGCTACAAGCTGACGCATTTGAGGTCAAGATCATTGAGGACTTCTCTGAGTTGGATGCTGATAATGTATCAGATGACATTGTAGAGAACACTGAAGACACTATGACACTATTGGAGAAATACATTGATCAGTTGGATGTTACTTTGAGTAAGGACAGATTGAAAAATACGATGCGGTCACTTTACATTGAAGCACAGGACTTGGAGCTATGATTCATTTCGAAGTGGTGAGATGGAAGAACATACTTTCAACAGGCAATCAATTTACAGAGATACAACTAGACAGGAATTCTACTACATTAATTATTGGAGAAAACGGTGCCGGTAAGTCTACTATTCTTGATGCTCTTTGCTTTGGCTTGTTCGGTAAACCCTTTCGCAACATCAACAAACCTCAACTTCTAAACTCTGTCAATGGTAGTGCTGCACTGGTAGAGGTGGAATTTCGTATTGGAACCAAGAAGGTTAAGGTTATTCGTGGCATCAAGCCAAATATCTTTGAAATTCATGTCAACGGTAAGTTGTATAACCAAGACTCTAACTCCCGTGACTACCAGAAGTATCTTGAACAGCAAATCCTAAAGCTGAACTATCGTAGTTTTACTCAGGTTGTTATTCTGGGCAGTTCTACCTTCATTCCATTTATGCAGTTGAAGTCTAACCACCGGCGAGAGGTGGTTGAGGAAATCCTTGACATTCAGATTTTCTCACTTATGAATATGCTTCTCAAACAGAAATTGAAGACTATCTCTGATGATATGCGTGAAGTTGATTACCACTATAGTTTAACTGGGGAGAAGATTTCTCTACAGGAGAATTATATTGCAGATGTAGAACAGAACAGGGAAAAAATCATTAAAGAAAAGACTTTTATGATTGCTGGTAATGAGGAAGATATCTTCAAGAAGAGGTCTAGGATTTCTGACCTTGAGGACGACACTTCTGCGATGCATGATAAGATTTATAATTCTACAAAGATTGAAGAGAGGTTCAATAAACTCAAAGACATTCAGTCTCAACTGAAAGAAAAACATAGGACACACACCAAACTGATTAACTTCTTTGAGAATAATGCAGATTGCCCAACGTGTCAACAACACATTGATGAATCGTTCAAAGATGATATGATTGGGAAAGAAAACTCCAAGTCAGAAAAACTCAATTCTGGAATGGGAGAACTTCTAGAGGAGCTGAAACAGACACAGGCTAAGATCAATATCATCAACGAGGTCAATCAGAACATACAGACAAACAGGGTTGAGATTGCAAAAGAGAACAGTTCACTTGTTCAACTTGAGAAGTTCAATGCGACACTGCAAGCAGAAATTAGTGGATTACAGTGCGGCAAGGTAAATAGGGGTGATCATGAAAAGTTGAATGAGTTGAAGGAAACTCTTTCTGGTTTTGATATGCAGAAGTCAAAGTTGCGTGAAGAACAGACCTACTCAGAAGCTGCACGAAACATGCTACAGGATACGGGTATTAAGACTAAGGTTATCAAGCAGTATCTTCCTATCATGAATAGGTTGATTAATACCTATCTTAAGTCAATGGAGTTTTATGTGAACTTCACCCTGAACGAGAACTTTGAGGAAACCATCAAGTCACGTTATCGGGATGAGTTTACCTATGCGTCATTCAGTGAGGGCGAGAAGATGCGTATTGACCTTGCACTGTTGTTCACATGGAGAGCGGTTGCAAAGATGAAGAACAGCACCAATACCAATCTGCTTATTCTTGATGAGATATTTGATAGCTCTTTGGACGGTACAGGGACAGATGAGTTCCTAAAGATACTAAATACGTTGGGAGATGAGAATGT